AGATCCTTTTTGTTCCTGATTAATATCTTTCATTTTCTTTTGAAGATCCAGGAGTTTGTCTGTAACATCTCCAACATTTTTAATCAGTTGTCCAGCAACCTCATAGGCTCTTGGGGAATCGGATTCTTGTGCAAGTTCTAGGATACCATTAATTGCCTCTTGACCCTTTTCAATAATGGAGTAGAGTTGACCTCTAGAATATTCATAATCTTTTTGAAGTTGATCTAGAGATTCTGCAGGTTTAATTGCAGTGGGTTCTGATTTAACAATTTCAGATTTAATTGTGGTTGTCTCAATATTCAAAGCCTTATCAATATCTTCAAAACTCATAGATCAATTCCTTTGGTTGTACTATAAACTTTACCATCACCGTAATCATATCTAGATTCACTGAATCCAAAGTCATCATCAAGATCAATCAATTCATCGTCAGTGTTATTAATTACATTGAGTGCAGTTCCAGCTGGATGAACTTCAATTTTTGTATCATCTTGAGCTCTATTTACCAATAGCGTATTTCCTGTTATTTTGCGAATGAACATAGACTCGGAATCAACCATAATATATGATTTTTCTACTAATACTGATCCATCAACAACATCAAATTGAGTCATATCTGCAGAAATATCTTCAGCAATTTGAGTAATAGAATCATTATTATAATCTTTTAGAGCTCTAACCTCTGCAACATATCGCAATTGTCTAGATGCATTTACTTTATTTGTATTTGTATAATAATCAACCTGAACTTGTTTAATCAATGCATCATTTGGTGTGCCAACTGGACCAAAGAGATAAGTTTTAGCAACAAAATCTAATGTATATACTAAAACTCTTCTTGTAGTGAAATCTCCTTCATATTGATCATCCATTGCAATTCTTTCAAGAATCATGGGAATATCTCTTTTTTCCCCAATACTCGATACCAAATCCACAGTTAGATTGAAATGTGGTTGAAAATAAGGTAATATTTGTTCTACGACTTGCAAAGCATCTTCATTGAGTTTAGACATTATTGAAAGTCTAAAATTTACATTATAAGGAACCGGCATAAAAACTTTTGTCATTTCATTATTTGATTGATCCAATGCTTTAAAAGTTTGCATAGTAGAAGATTTTCTACTAGAATCATAAGAAATACCGGTCATTTCAAAAGACATTCTGGGAAGAGTAATTGCAACTCTTTTCTTTAAATCTGGAACTTGTTCAATTCTCGCTAAGAATTTTTGAACTGGTCCATAAGCAATCGGAACTGTAATAATACTGAAATCATCTCCCGCATTATCTTTATGCTTGATTTGAATATTATTGAAGAGTGTACCGAAAGCCACTATGGTCTTTCTCAATATTTCGTGATAAAAATAATTTGAGATCATTACAAGTAACTACAGGGTAATAATTATTTAGTATTCACCAAATGGGTTCTTCTGACTAAAATCTAAAATTTGATCAGCTTCTAATTCAATTTCAATATTTTCCGCATAAGCATCTAAAAATTCATTTGTTTGAACTGTAGATACTTTATAACTGGCTCCAATACCAATGATAGATTCACCCTTAGCAAAATTACCATCAACGATTGCAACCTTAAGAATTCTGTTAGTTGCATCCCAACTCTTAACATACCCTGTTGTACCAGTTCTTGATCCAGTAACGATCTCATTATAATCATAATCACCAAATGTTGTTGCAGTTGGATTTGTAAATTCAATAGTTGGAGTGAAACTATATCCAGCACCAGCATTAGAATAACGAACCGAAACTACTACTCCATTTGAATTAACAACTGCTTCTGCTTGTGCATTTCTAATATTAGACGAAATTCCAGAACTTGTAGGAATAAATGTTCTTTGAATTGTAACTTGAGGAATTGTCGTGTATCCAACGCCTCCTGAAGAAAGTCCAACTATTCCAAGAACTCCAGTATTGATAACTGCGGTAGCTATTCCGCCAGTACCTCCACCTCCAGAAATAGTAACAGTAGGAGGTTCTGTATATCCAAATCCTGGATTTGTAATGAGAATTCTATCAATTGCAAGTTTTTGGTTGGCATATCTACTAGTCATAATCGCAACAGCAGTTGCTGTTTGGCCTCCAGGACCAGCAGTAGATATAGAAACTGTAGGAGAAAAAGTATATCCAAAACCATCATTAATAAGATCGATATATTGAACTGATTTAGAGTTTGGATCTGTTGTTGCAAATCCAACAGTTGCAACTGCTCCGGTTGCATCTGCACCAACCATTTGAATGGTATAAACATTTCCAAGATCTTTAATGGATTCATTGATCTCTATACCAGTAGGATCAACTTCAGGAACATCAATAATCTCATCCTCATATTCAAATCTTTCACATCTTAATTCATAGACATAGAGATTGTTGAGTTGATAAAATGGTTTTTTACCTTCAACATATTTAATTTCAAATAATGACTCATCTAGAGGAAACCAAATTAAATCTCCCTCTTGTGGTCTATATGCAACTTTTCTTTCATCTTCTGGCCATAATTTCAATAAAGGTGAAATGAAATCATCATATCTCTCCTTAGAAATTACAAGGTTAATCTCATCATTACTTCTAACTCCAAACTTACTCAATAAATCTCCATTACCACTGAATCCCTCAAAATTCATTAGATAAGCTTCTATACGAAAACTATCATCAAATTTTGATGCAGTAACTTCTTTGATGACCGTATTTTCGCCAATAATCCTTCTAGGCATGTATAGAACATCCTGTCCATACATTTTGAGTTGTTCGTTAATTAGATCTTGAATAAGTCTTTGCTCACTCGGAGATCCTTGAAGAAAATAAGAATTGAGTGGTGACATATCAACCTATGAGATCAAGTGGTGGTAATTCGTATTCATCCTTAAGTTGTTGTTCCAATTTTTCCACTTCCGCAACACCATCGTCATAAATCTGTCTTCCATTCAACTGAACTCCACCTGGAAGTAGAACTCCATTGAATTTGATCATGTTCTGTCCCCATTGTTTCTTAATCAAAGCCGTGAGGTATTTCTTCAACCACCAATCGTTGTAGAGTTTTGGTGCATCTGAAGGATCTACGATCCTATAACAATCAATAATCACATATTCATTTTCTCCAACCTGAGACCAATCAATATCAAGATATAGTTTATGGTTCTTTTTATTGAATCTAATCTGTGCATGGGGATTTAGGAGAAAATCCAAATCTTCAAGATATCTTTTGACCATTGCATAATTTAGAAGATCTAATGCACCATAATAGTAAACATCATTCAAAAATAACTGATATTTAATATTAAAAAGACCGTCTGAAATTGTACTAGAATTGATTTTAAGAATATTATTTACACCAATAATAGAATCTGGAAGTGGAAGATAATTAACTCCTTCAACATAAGTTAGAGAAGTTAAACCAGCACCAACAACTTCTTGAGAAGATGTTGTTGCAGAACCTACTGGACCTGGTTGAGCTAAGGTTGTTTTAGTTGCAGGAGTGAGTTTATGTTTTAAAAATACACGATCAATGCCATCGAAATGACGCTCATGATAATACTGAATTGCATCGTCAATTAAATTATCAATCTGGTCGTCATCTACATTTATTTCTAAAACTGGCTTTCCTAGTTGTTTGAGGCAATAGTCTTTCAACTCCGCTCTACTAGATGGTTGCGCCATAAAAAATACCCCTAGTCTTCTAAGGATATTTATTGTTATTAAATAATGCAAACATAAGTTCTTGGTATCTGGAATGGGTTGTTAATTGTAGTACTACTTGTAGATTGGACATAAATCGTCCCAACACCAATATATGTTGCTCTGGTAATACTCTCTTTGACTGTAGAAAGAGTAAATAGTTTTCCTGAAGATGTGGAGTAGTTATATACTTGTTTATTGTCTGAAGATCCAACAATAGTAATTCCACCAGAACCATCTGGAGATGGAATAAATTTAACATTTGGATAGACAAGCTCTCCAGACAGGGAAATTGTACCAAGACCAACTTGTGTATAGGTTGCAATATTTCTCGTTTCAGCAGAAGAATTAAAGTATCCTGTTCCAATTCCAGAAGCAGTGAATAATCTATTAATACTTGTTTCTGAAGAACCAGAAATAGTAAAGAGTGAAGTTGAAGATGGTAATATTTTAACTAAAGAGTTCGCAGAAACGGAGGAAACATTGATAGTTCCAGTACCATTATATGAATGTACTTTTCTACGCTCACCAGCAGCACCAAGAACAATAGATCCATATCCAAATACGGATTTGGTAATTTTTTCATCTGAAAGGGAACCAGAAATTCCAATTGAACCAGAACCATTAAATGTATAAGTATTAATTTCTTTAGTAGAAGCGTTTCCGGAGATATTGAAGAGTTGAGTGTTTTCTGGTGGATTGACAGATAGAGCAAACCTTGCACTATTAAGATAATCTGAAGTTATATTCGTGGAATCACAAGTATCATAATCTTCATCTGTTACATATCTTACAAATCTAAATCCACCAACGCCTGATAGTGGATAATCTGCTTCAAGTGTTGTAGAAGCAGAAGATGACAATGTAATTACACCACTTCCTCTTTCAGACTTAAATAGTAAACTTGTAACATTTTTTCCAGATAATGTTGCAGTTCCAACTCCAATATAAGTAGAGGGCGTAAAAGATTCTCTCTTTGTTCCAGATATGACAAATAAATTTGTTGATATTTGCGATTGTTTTTCAAATCTTTCTAATTTGGATCCAGAAAGGACGATAGAACCAGAACCACGATATGACTCTGTATTCTTTTCTATACGAGTTGCGGAAAGAACTATGGAACCAGAACCAACATAAGATTCTGTATTCTTCTCTATGCGAGTTCCATTAATATAGATTATTCCAGAGGCTCCAGGATTATTCTGGTCACCATAATATCCATATACTTGGATTTCTCTTGTTGATGATAATCCAGAGAATCTAGTGGTTCCTATTCCAGTATATCTTGACTTGGTAAATGATTCTAAAGCAGTTCCAGCTATACCAATTCCACCAAATGCACCAATTGGTAAAATAGATTGTGTCTTAGCTTGACCATAAATTACGATATTAGTACTAATTCCAATATACTTGGATACTTTTGGTGCGAATATGGATCCACTTATAATAATAGTTCCAATGCCAGTATATGCTGGAGTATAATCTACATTAGGATGTACTAATGGTTTTCCACTAATTACTAATGTTCCTAGACCAACATAAGACTCAACATTCTTCTCTACCTCTACTCCAGAAATAACAATTGAACCAGAACCAAAATATCCAAGTCTAGTATATGACTCATTTAATGCCGAAGAAATTATTATGGTTCCTAAACCAATATGGGTTGCTGGTGTAATGGAGTTTCTGGCAGCACCAGACAATGTAACTGTTCCTGTGCCAACATAAGACTCAGTGTTCTTCTCTGTCTTAATTCCAGATAGAACTATAGAACCAGATCCAATATGAGTTGTTGGCGTAATAGATTCTCCACCAATACCAGAAAGTACAACTGTTCCTCTACCCGCATAAGATTCGGTATTTTTCTCTGTCTTGATTCCAGATACAACTATAGAACCAGATCCAAACCAAGAATTTGTAATCTGCAGGTTGTTAAATGATCCAGAAATTGTAAAGAGTGATACATTTTCTGGTGGATTAATTGTAAAGGATTCTAAAGCATAATTTGGTAGAGACTGTAATCCAACTCCTATGGATTCTGGATTATCTAAATTATTGTCAAATGTTAATGGAGAAACAGTAGCTACATTGAACTGAGCAAAGTTGAGGTAATCCTTATCAAAGGAGACATAAGTTGGTGATATATTATCATCAATATCAAATGCTGATCTAGTTTCATCAAATGTTCTTCCTGATGGAAGGATATAACTTCTTCCAAAGGTTACAATTCCAACACCAATATAAGTTGTTGGTGTAATAGATTCTGCACCAATACCAGAGAATGTAACTGTTCCAGTACCAGAATAAGACTCTGCATTCTTCTCCGTTTTGATTCCAGAAACAATAATAGAACCAGAACCAACATAAGACTCCGTATTCTTTTCTACCTCTACTCCAGAGAGTGTTATAGAACCAATACCAACATAAGATTCGGTATTCTTTTCTACCTTGACTCCAGAGATGTTGATCGAGCCAGAACCAACATAAGACTCTGTATTCTTCTCTACCTCTACTCCAGAGAGTGTTATAGAACCAGAGCCAACATAAGACTCTGTATTCTTCTCTACAAGAGCCCCAGAGAATGTTGCTGAACCAGAACCAACATAAGACTCTGTATTCTTCTCTACAAGAGATCCGGAAATACTGAAGAGTTGAATGTTCTCTGGAGTTTGAGCTACGAAAGCCTCTAGACCGTGACTTGGTATAGACTGAATCACAGCCCCAACAGAAGCTGGATTCCTTAAGGTATTATCAAATGTTAATGGAGAAACAGTAGCTACATTGAACTTGGAGAAGTTGAGGTAATCCTTATCAAAGCTTGCATAAGTTGGTAGTGCATTACCATCAATATCAAATACGGCTTGAGTTTGGTCAAATGTCTGAAGAAGAGGAACTGGAGGAATATAACTTCTTCCAGGAATAATGGTTCCTGTTCCAACATAAGACTCTACATTCTTCTCTACCTCTACTCCAGAGAGAGTTATGGAACCAGAACCACTCCAAGAATTTGTAGCCTTTAGATCGGTGTACGCTCCAGAGAATGTTGCTGAACCAGAACCAACATAAGACTCCGTATTCTTCTCTACCTCTACTCCAGAAATTGTTATAGAACCAGAACCAATATGAGTTGCTGGTGTAAACTTCTCTACAAGAGCTCCAGAGAATGTTGCTGAACCAGAGCCAACATAAGATTCTGTATTCTTCTCTACCTCTGCTCCAGAGAGAGTTATGGAACCAAAAGCACGATAGAAATACTTAGAAGCACCAGATTGTGCTCCTCTAATATTAATAGTTTCTGTTTCTTGAGGTGGTACTGAAGTTGTACTTTCTACACCAGATCCGGAAATACTGAAGAGTTGAATATTTTCTGGAGGATTGGCTACGAAAGCCTCTAGACCGTGATTTGGTATAGACTGGAGTACAGCCCCAATAGAAGCTGGATTCCTTAAAGTATTATCGAATGTTAATGGAGAAACAGTAGCTACATTGAACTGAGCAAAGTTGAGGTAATCCTTATCAAAGGAGACATAAGTTGGTAGTGCATTACCATCAATATCAAATACGGCTTGAGTTTGGTCAAATGTCTGAAGAAGAGGAACTGGAGGAATATAACTTCTACCTGGTGTTATAGAACCAGAGCCAACATAAGACTCTGTATTCTTCTCTACCTCTACTCCAGAAAGAACAATTGAACCAGAACCAATTAAAGGACTTGTAACCTTAAGGTTACTATATCCTCCAGAGAATGCAACTGTTCCTCCTCCAACATAAGACTCTGTATTCTTCTCTACCTCTACTCCAGAGAGTGTTATAGAACCAGAGCCAACATAAGACTCTGTATTCTTCTCTACAAGAGCTCCAGAGAATGTTGCTGAACCAGAGCCAACATAAGACTCTGTATTCTTCTCTATCTCTACTCCAGAGAGTGTTATAGAACCAGAAGCAACATAAGAATACTTGGATGTTCCACTCTGTCTTCCGCTGATTAGTATAGTTTCCGTCTCTTGAGGAGGTATTACCGAAACTTTCTCTACAAGAGATCCGGAAATACTGAAGAGTTGAATGTTCTCTGGAGTTTGAGCTACGAAAACTTCTAAACCGTGATTTGGTATAGACTGGAGTACAGCTCCAACAGAAGCTGGATTCCTTAAAGTATTATCGAATGTTAATGGAGAAACAGTAGCTACATTAAACTTATCAAATATTAGATAATCTTTATCGAATGAGACATAAGTAGGCAGTTTATTTCCATCAATATCAAATACGGCTTGAGTCTGATCAAATGTCTGAAGGAGAGGAACTGGAGGAATATAACTTCTACCTGGTGTTATAGAACCAGAGCCAACATAAGACTCTGTATTCTTCTCTACCTCTACTCCAGAGAGTGTTATAGAACCAGAACCAATTAAAGGACTTGTAACCTTAAGGTTACTATATCCTCCAGAGAATGCAACTGTTCCTGAACCAACATAAGACTCCGTATTCTTCTCTACCTCTACTCCAGAAATTGTTATAGAACCAGAACCAATATGAGTTGCTGGTGTAAACTTCTCTACAAGAGCTCCAGAGAATGTTGCTGAACCAGAGCCAACATAAGATTCTGTATTCTTCTCTACCTCTGCTCCAGAGAGAGTTATAGATCCAGATCCAATATAAGAAATAGAAGCTGGTATTCCACCAGATCCATAAACATTAATAGTTCCTAAACCAGTATATAATCCCTTACCAAATTTCTCAATTATAGATCCAGAGAAACTAAAGAGTTGAGTGTTCTCTGGAGTTTGAGCTACGAAAGCCTCTAGACCATGATTTGGTATAGATTGAGTTTGAGAACCAACAGAAGCTGGGTTTCTCAGGGTATTATCAAATGTTAATGGAGAAACTGTAGATACATTGAACTTATCAAATATTAGATAATCTTTATCAAAGGAAACATAAGTTGGTAACGCATTACCATCAATATCAAAGACGGCTTGAGTTTGATCAAATGTTTGTACTAAAGGTACTGGAGGAATATAGCTTCTTCCTGGAATGATGGAGCCAGAGCCAACATAAGACTCTGTATTCTTCTCTACCTCTACTCCAGAAAGTGTTATGGAACCAGAACCAATTAAAGGACTTGTAACCTTAAGATTACTATATCCTCCAGAGAATACAACTGTTCCTGTACCAACATAAGACTCCGTATTCTTTTCTACTTCTACTCCAGAGATGTTGAGGGATCCGGAACCAACATAAGACTCTGTATTCTTCTCTACAAGAGCTCCAGAGAATGTTGCTGAACCAGAGCCAACATAAGATTCGGTATTCTTCTCTACCTCTACTCCAGAGAGAGTTATGGAACCAGAAGCAATATAAGAATACTTGGATGTTCCGCTTTGTCTTCCGCTGATTACTATTGTAGTAGTTTCTTGGGGAGGTATTACCGAAACTTTCTCTACAAGAGATCCGGAAATACTGAAGAGTTGAATGTTCTCTGGAGTTTGAGCTACGAAAGCCTCTAGACCATGATTTGGTATGGATTGTAAATCCAATGCATCTACAGAAGCTGGATTTCTTAAAGTATTATCGAATGTTAATGGAGAAACAGTAGCTACATTGAACTTATCAAATATTAGATAATCTTTATCAAAGCTTGCATAAGTTGGTAGTGCATTACCATCAATATCAAATACGGCTTGAGTTTGGTCAAATGTTTGTACTAAAGGTACTGGTGGAATATAACTTCTACCTGGTGTTATAGAACCAGAGCCAACATAAGACTCCGTATTCTTCTCTACCTCTACTCCAGAGAGAGTTATGGAACCAGAGCCAACATAAGACTCTGTATTCTTCTCTACAAGAGCTCCAGAGAATGTTGCTGAACCAGAGCCAACATAAGACTCTGTATTCTTCTCTACAAGAGCTCCAGAAATGTTGAAGAGTTGAGTATTCTCTGGAGTTTGAGCTACAAAAGCCTCTAGACCATGATTTGGCGTGGACTGGAGTACAGCTCCAAAAGAAGCTGGATTTATCAAAGAATTATCAAATGTTAAAGGAGAAACTGTAGCTACATTGAACTGAGCAAAGTTGAGGTAATCCTTATCAAAGGAAACATAAGTAGGTAGTTTGTTTCCATCAATATCAAATACAGCTTGAGTTTGATCAAATGTCTGAGTAGTAGGTACTGGAGGAATATAGCTCCTTCCAGGAATAATGGTTCCTGAACCAACATAAGACTCTGTATTCTTCTCTATCTCTACTCCAGAAATTGTTATGGAACCAGAGCCAACATAAGACTCTGTATTCTTCTCTACAAGAGCTCCAGAGAATGTTGCTGAACCAGAGCCAACATAAGACTCTGTATTCTTCTCTATCTCTACTCCAGAGAGTGTTATAGAACCAGAACCGATGTAGGATGAATATGCAATAGATTCTGGTGCAAAATTCGGAATTAATTGTCTACCGTTATTGCTAAAGGTATTTGGATCTTTTGCACCATTATCATAAGTTAATGGTAATAATGTAAGAGGATTGAATTGTGTGAATGCTAAGTAATCTTTATCAAAGGTAACAAAAATGGGTGGAGAATTATTTGAAGAGTCGTCAAATGTTGCGGTATTTGTCTCGTCAAAAGTTCTTCCCGGTAGTACTGATTTACCCGGCGTTATAGTACCAGAACCAAAATAAGATTCTCTACTTGTCTCGGTTTTGACTCCAGATATGGTTATAGATCCTGAACCAATAAATGATAATGTTTTCTTCTCAACAATGGTTCCAGAGACCGTGGCAAGTGTACCAGAAGCAATATATGGTATAGTTGTATTTTCTGACTTTGCTGCAAAGAGTGTAATATATCCAGAACCACTTGTAGAATTGGATTGACTCTTATTGGCAAAACTTGGATTTGGCTGATCTTGCGTATCAAAAGTTACTTGTAATTTATTTCCAGAATCAAAAGTAGTTGGTATTGAAGCGGAACTATTATTTTTACTATTACTAAAATCTAAAGTTGGTAATGTTTTATCAAAAGAACTTACTGATGCATCCACATAGGAAATTGCATCAAAAGTAGTTTTAGTATTATCAAATAAATTATTTTTATATACTGTACCCGGTCTTACTGAACCAGATCCCGAATAATTAAAAATAGTCATTTTAGGATCCTCCAATTATTACGAGGATCACCCACCAACCAAGGAGCTACCATTAACTTATTTTTTGATTTCATCTCAAAAACAGTTCCGGATCCAATCCAAAATGGAACTATTTTTGATTTAAATTCTGTTCTGTTTATATTTTTAGATGCAACAAATTGTATTGATGTTGATTCTCCACCAACAACAATAACTCCCCCAGATTGATAGGAGAATATAACTGGAATTGATTGTATGTCCGAGGATGGAAGAATTCTTATTTGATAATCAAAAGTTATTTTTTTATGATGATTATGATCGGAATCAAATGTGCAAAAACTTCCATCAAAAGTTGCATCTTCGTACATTCATTTTATCTCTTTAAAAAGGGGGAACTGCTTTAAAGCAATTTCCCCCCACAGATTAGTAATCTAATAATTAAAAAGAAGAATCACTCAAGAGCTACATTAAGGGTAATTTTGATTTGGTCACCGTTATTTTGAATAGCGTATGGACCATTTGTAAATCTCTCAGCATACATAATGGAGCTATAAAGAGTGCAACTATTAAGTCCTGATACAGTATTAAGAGTTGGATTTAATGCAGGAGTTGTATAGAACTCGTTAGCGTTTGGAACTGAGAATACAGTATATGGTTGAGAAGTAAGAGTAGTATTTCCAGTACCAGCAGCAATATAAAGAACATCTCCTGCAACTAGTTGGTGACCTGGTTCTACTACTTTAGCAAAACTAAAGGTAACACTTGGATCTGTAGCAACCTGGATGTTGTCAATAAGAGATTTATCCAAGTAAACAACTTTTAGAGCTCTATCAATACCAATAACTTTTGTTCCGGTTTGAACACCAGCGTTTCCACCAACAACCATTCCTAGAGTTAGATCATCAACGCTTTGATCTGGATCAATTGTAATATAAGAATTACCAATAACTCCGATAACTGGATCGGTATTATCTCCCTTGGTAACTGTTGTTCCAATACCTACGGAACAAGTATTAACAACTCCTTGAATGGTATATGGAAGGTTATTTGCTCTGGTTACATAATATCCAAAAATAGAACCTGCAGCACCAGTAAATGTAAAAGTCTGTTCAGGATAAGTAGCAGTAGTACCGCCACCAACTTGGTTAATTTGCCAACGAGAACCATTCAAAAGAATACCCGTTTGGGATGTATAAGTTTGATCAGTTCTGTTATTTACGCAATATGGATAACCAGTGGTAGGAGCATATCCATAAGCATTGGTATTTCCAATACCATATGGCTCATAATATGCAGAAGCTGAAGGAACATCTCCTTCTGCAGGGGTGGTATTGCTTGTGAAAAGTTTTAAAACTAGGTTTCTGGGAGACTGGTCAGCAAGACTTGCAGTGTGGTTGTTTTGTGCAACCAAGTATCTGAGTGACTCAAGTTCTCCAATGTCTGGGACTAATAGTGCCATTTAAACAACTCCTTACAACTTTTGGTGACGTTTGATAACTAAACTATCTTTATTTATAATTTTAATTTTAAAGAGATTAGAAATCTGTTTATATTATTCACTGATATAACATCAAATGTTAGGATATCTCCAGCAACTATTGATGTGTCCCAATTATTTAGGTCATCATCACGAATTTTTCTAGAATTTGTGAATTGTGGATATACTCCACCAACTATTGATGTAAAAGTGGGAAAGTTGGTATAATTTGACTTTTTTATATCCACTATTAAATCACCTTGTTGATCTGACAATATAACTAAAGATTCAATAATACCACTTACATCTAAAGTAACAGATCCTTTATTTCCGGGAAGCATTACAATTGACCCACTATCAACAACATAATTGATAGTCCTAGTTAGATCCGCTGTTGTTGCAAGAGCTATGATAAAAAGATCATCTCCAACATCCGGAGCATTTGTGAAGATAATATTATTAGTGGAAATTACAAAGTCTTGGACGGGTTCTAAAATAACATTATTTAAACTTACAATTAACTGTTGTTCGTTGACAGGGACATAATTGTCTCCAGAATAATATAATCCAAAAGTATGAGCAACTCCAGTAAATTGTGAGTTAATATTATCAAGGATTAGATTACTATATTGAATAGATTTTGTGGGAATCTCATAATCTACACCAATTCTATAAGGACCGGGTTCGTTTAATGTTACTAAGTAATCTGTCATTATGATACTCCTGGAGTTACCAGAACATTTCCTTGAACAGCTCGGGATCTGTAAGAATTAGGAGAAATGAGAATAACATCATATACATAACGACCACCTTCAATCGCATCCGTTGCAGTATAACCCATAGAAACTGCAATTTTTCCGTTCAATCTATCAACAAAAGATAAAGTTAATGGATATGCAGTGGATGATGAAGGATGTTTTCTAATAGAAGAAATTCCCGTATAACCTGTCAAATTTAATGGTGCATTGTTGGTGTTCCTGATTGTAAAGGTGGCTTGAAAGTCAACCCCTTGTTCAAGAACTAAGTTTACATTCCTTGCCGCCATTATTAGAACCCGTTTTTAAGTATTTATGAGTTGGAGTCCAATTTGGAGAGAATTAATTTCATCATTCCCTTCATCTCATCCATATCAGATTTCAATTGATCGATTTCACCAATTTTTTCAATCATATCATTCATTTTATCAACTTCTTGTATTTTTTGTGATTTTAATTCAAGATATCTTTGATAATCAAAATCAGAACAATTTAAAATAGCACTAGATTCTTTATCTCTGAATAATCCCTTGTTTCCTTCTACTGGTATTAACATAATTTTAAATTGTTGCAATAACTCTAAAATCTCTAATTTTTGGCACAAATGCAGAATTTGTACCAGACATTAAGATTTTTATTTGGAATCCATTGAATTGTGGTAAATGTGCTGCAGTAAATTCATATGATTTGAAATCGTCTTCAGCTGTTGATGCCGCTATTTTTTTATCTGGTCTTCCATTATTTTTAGCAGGATTAATAACTTGCATATTTGCATCTAAATTATCATATCCTGGGAATAATTGCCAAAGTTGAGATGTTGTTGGCGCATCGGACCTGAAAATTCTATAACATACTCTAATATCATTTGTTGAATCTCTAAAAGCGTCAAAAAATACTTTTAGATTATCTGAAGCTTTTTCTAAAATAACAATATTACTCAAATAAGTTGCAGCGGTAGGATCTTCCGTTAAAGAATTTACTCTTGGATCAGTAGCATAATCTGTAATTTTGGAATTAATTCTATTAGCAACAGTAATTACACTTACTCTATCCAAATCAATCATTGGTGAAACTTTTTCATCTTCAGTCGTTAATGTCAATTCCATAGTAAAAGATTTTTTACCGGGGAATGCAGATAGATATGTATCTTCATTAACTTGAGAACAAATAATTCTTGGAGAATCGAATTCATTATTACCGTCAAGCGATACATCAACAAATCCTTGATCTAGGAATGAAGTTAAATCACTATCTGGAGAAGATCCACTAAAAGTTCTTGCTTTTGCAGATATAGATGTTTTTTGTGGTAACAATGTTTGGAAATTGGGTCTAATCACATTAAATGGTATATTTTGTGTTGCTTTAGGTCCTCTAGGAGATCCCATTAATGGGACCGTATCATAAGATCCACAGGATTTATCTGTATTAAAGTATAAAGCAGGATATCCCAGACCATTTCCAACAGTTCTATCAATTCCCCTACTATTCATACCAACTCTAATATAATAATGATCTAAATCTGTTGGATATGTTTGCAAGCTGGTGTCAGATAAATTGTGAGTTTTATTTATTCTTCTTAAAGATACACCATTTAATTCATATTTAAATACAGGAAATTCCAAATCATAGGCTCCAGAAATACTGTCATCAATATTTCTGGTTATTCCAGTTAAACTATTGGTGGATGTAACAACCCCAGTGTACTTAATAACTTCATTATCAATTAAAATATATCCAGGATTTACTGATGAAACCGGAACATTTTCAAAACTAGTAAATATTCCCACAGAACTTACTACAATATTACTTGTAGAAGATGAACTATAAGATGCCTTTAATGTTTCTGGTTTTTGATCTGGTTCAATACCAGAAAGTACAACTTTATCAACTAAAGAATACATTCCATGATTATTATGACTGACTTTAAAATGTAATCCGTCTGTCAAATCTGTTATGGTATTTACTGTAGCTCCGGATAAAAGCGTAGTTCCTGCAGAACCAACATAAAATAGACTGTCTGAAGAATTTTGATTAAGAGTTCCCTGAACTCTATCTACCAATAAGGAATTAAAGGAAGAAATTATTCCTACATTATTTGGAATAGTAAGAATTAAACTATCTCCAAGATTATCAGTCTGACTATAATTAACTTCCAAAGAATCTCCATAAGCATATCCAGTTCCACCAATAGAAACTGTGGCTGCAATAGCAACTCCATTTTGAACACTTAAATTTACTTTTGCCCCAAAACCTTTTCCAGTAATAGAAATCAAATTTACATTAGAATATGTTTTAAATACCGATGTAAATCCTAATCCAGCAGAAGTTATTGCCAATGTGCTACCAATTCCAATAGATCCAACAACACTCTTTAAATTTGACCTGAATGTTCCATTATTATTTTGCAATATAGGACTTCCTGGGGTCAATCCGGTAACTTCAGAAGAAGTTAAACTTTTGCCTAAACCTATTAATGTTGATTTAGAAATACAATCTAGTGGATTGGGTCTTAAGGTTACAATTTGATTATTACCAATATCTAATTTGGGATTATAAAATCTAACAGTAGAAGATGTTTTAACAAATTTTGCTCTATAAAGAGTTAATTTTAAATCTTCTAATTGGCTTGGATCCCAAGTTGAGCCATTTTGTGATTTGAATAATGAACCCAGCAAAGGTTGTTGTGATACAACTATTTTTTGAGATTCAGGTAAATTTAATGTAGTTACATCTTCTTCACCCATTCTAGAAATCCATACTTTATATTCATTTGATGCAGAAAGAAGGACTACACAATAAGAATTTCCGGTTTCAAGGTAAACTGGAGAAGGGAAAGTAAATGTGGTTGCAGTTTTACCATCGGAAGAAATATTTACTTTTTCTGGATCTAAAACCACTTCACCAAAAGGAATAATTGTTGTTGTAGGCAAACCAGTTTGCATAGTTCTAATTTGCATGGTAACTGGCAATCCAGCTGTATCTTTACTAGAGAAGAAAACATCACATTTTGTGATAAAGACTCCATTTTCATCTGGAACTTCAAAAGATTGTGCAAGAGGGTCAACCCATCTTGTTTGAGAGACAGTACGATTTACAAATGATGTTCCACCTTGAAGAGCAGTGCTTTGACTAGTTAAAGTTCTTTCTTCAGTTCTATTAATTCTTTCAACATTTGCATTTCTTGTTCTAAGAGTCACCTCTTCTGTATTGTTTAAGGTTCCAGAAGATGTGAATTTTGCATCGGCTGTGCTATCTGTAGATCCAACAATTGTACTATTTGTTGAGCTTGTTGTGAGAGTAAATGTTTTTGTTCCTGTTTCAAATGACGGAGTTGATTGTAATTTTGAATCTGGAATGTACAAAGATCCAATCAGGGTACCGGCAGTATCAGTAACTAATCTAACATCTGTGACTTTTGCAATGGCTTTGGTTGTTTCGCCTTTCAATTGCATATTTGTGACTATATTTCCATAAAATCCAGAAGAAGATTGTAATTCCAGTGAAGCTGTATCTACATTTAATATTGTAGAAGTAGTTGAATATGAAGAAGGTACTTTCTGAGTAGGAGAATATGGATTATCAGTAAATACCTGTTCTGGATTATTATATGGACCATATTTATGATTCGGATTTGCTAATCTAAATCTGATTGAAGTAGTACCTAATGTTCCAGTAACAGTTTCCCCAACCGCAAAAGTTCCACTTTTCATTTGAATTTCAATAAGTTTGGGAAGAATGTACTTATTCATATCAACATTATCAAAAAATCCATACATTCTAGTTTTTGGTTTCAATCTTCTAGCTATAAATTCAATATTCCTAGATCTCATTATATGAATGACTTCTGTAGAAATAACAGATGTGCCCAAATTAACACTATCATATCTCTCAGATACCTTGTATTGAATTCCTTGTCTGGCTTGTTTTGTAGTAGTTAATGTTGTTACATTTGTAAAATTAGTATATTGATCTCTATAGTTTATGGTAGTTGTCTCTGGAACACCTCTACCTTTTTGATATCTACCTCTAGAAACACTTCTAGATATTTCTTTTGTACCAATATATAAACTTCCCATATTCTGTCTGGCAACCTCTTTAGTACCAGTCCAGGTAGTTTCCCAAGCCCCCCAATCTATTGGAGACAATCCAGTATTTGAATCTACTCCTAATTGTTGTATAGTTGTTGAATAATTTCCCTCTTGATCAACTGTTCTCTTTGTCCCTTTAGTTTCGATCCAAGTATCAGTTGCTGGATTCAATTCAATTGCACCAATCCAATTTACAACGGCAAAAGGATTAACATTTTCTTGTCTAGTTGCAAATGTGTTTTTAAGAAATTCTACATCAGTATATTTTAAACAAACAATGTCGCCAACTTTAACCGTGTTTGGATTTCCCAAATCTTTTACAAATCGTAAATCTGCATCTGGATTTGAAACATTTGAAGAACCAATTACAGCTTCAGATCCTAAAAGTAAATCTATTGAAGTTGTATAATGCTGTGGTCGTAGTAAACCTTCTTTTGTATCAATACTGCATTTATGTTGAGGATCTCCCAAAGATCCAGAACTTACTGACTTAAAGTTATCTACCAAAAAACCACATTTAAATCGATCCAAATTTGTTGAAGAATCTTTCAAACTTAAATTCTTAGTATCAGTTTCTAAAAGAGATAGTGAAGTATAATATTCGATATTTCTTATTCTATCTTCCAATCTAGCAATATCCTGCATTCTATATCGTTTATGTGGAGATAGCTGTACAGTTACATCTCCTATATTATAAACATAGGGTTTCATAGTAATAGTTGCTATTTCCAAAGCATTTTCAATAATAGGTGGAGCAATAGGAGTCAATGATGGAACTCCTTTAGAAACAAAAAATTCTCCATATCTATTAAGATATAACTTATCTGTTCTAGCTAGATAATAAGAGTATGATAAGTATAATTCCTTATCCTTAGCAAAATTATATGGGGTGGAATTTGTTGCAGGCAAAAACTTTCTTGAATCAAATTCAAATGGAGAATAAGGTGTTATAGAACTATTATAAGGACTAACTCTTGGTCTTAGATCAATGATATCACTTGCTCGGTGAAACGAAATTGCCGGTAATTCGGTAGAATATCTTTCTTTATCATATGAATTAACAGTTACAACATCTCCATCATCATTTTGATCTATGTAATAGTTATTGAATACAATTTTTAATCTTTTTGTTGGAGCAGTTACACCTGATTTTCTTATTAATGATGAATAATCAGCTATTTCAAAAGTTTGTCCGCTATTAAAAGTAAAATCAGAAACAATATTTCTATCGCCTTCTATTAACAAACTTATTTCAGCGGTAATATTTGATTCATAGAAAAGAATTTTTTCTCCTTTTACAAAAGTATTTTCATTAGTATATACAAATTCTACTTGATTTGTTCCGTTTGTTGCAACAAACATTGCCATTGAATTGCTTGTTGATCCATAAATTATTTCACCTTTAATTGCATTTAAAATATTTGCATTTAAATTAGTTAATTCCAATTTAGGTAAATCAGCATCATTTTCATCCGAAGATTCAAAAACTCCAGCAACATAAATTACATCAGGAACATTTAAAGATATTCTAGCATCTTGAACTCTTGTTCCATAATATGGCCCATATGTCAATCCATCATTAAGAGTTGTACTTCCGATTCCAGATGAAGTATTGCTAGAATTTCTGATATCTAAAACGGAACATCTATTATAAATTTTCTTCCTGGCCTTCAATCTTCTCTTTCTTAAAGTAGCGGTCAATGTTGCAGAACCATTTTTGCTTAAATTTACTAATGTTAAGGTTCTTCCAGAAGTAATTGTAAATTGTTGAGAAGTCAAAGTTTCTATAGTACCATCACTATAAACTAATGTGTAATCTTCCGAATCAAATGGTTCTAAAGTGATATTTGTATCGCTTTCTAGTGTTGCTGTCAATCCATTACTTGCAACAGTTACTGAATATGATTTTTTATAAACTATTTCTCCATCGGAAATATCAACATTTGAAATATTTGTATTTTGTAATTCTGCAAAGAAAAATGAATCTTTATTATTCAATAAAGTTGGGATTCCTTTGAATAAATCGGTTAAAGTTATTGCACTTGTTGGTAATCCCCCACTATTAACTCCAGAAACGCTTGTAGTTGCTTCAATAGTTATTGTTTTTGACGAAGTACTTACTGAAGTTACTCTGTTATATGTTGGTACTTTTTCTCCAGATTTTGTATAAACAAAAATATCTCCAGTATTAATTCCCACCCCAAAAGTTGAAGCAGATGTTGTTATAGTACTAATTCCAGCAGTAGCTGTTGAAATAGTAAAACTTGTATTTTGTGGCGCAATTGCTATACCTGCAGATATTACAGTATCTGCAGTAAAAGATGTTGTTGTACCAACATATCCAACCACTTGTCTTACATCAGATAAATCATAATCTCTGACGGATGTTATTGTTCTGGAAATATCTTGACCATCAATTTTTAATTGTTCTCCTACCGTAAAAGTACCAGAAACTTGGTATAAAACTAATTGATTGCTGTTAGTAATATTTGAAGCTAAAAATCCAGACGCGGAACTATGTTTTCCTTCAACAAATGATGGCTTTGATAAAGTTATACTAGTATTTAATTGCAAATATGTATAAGTTTGTAAATCAAAAACAGATCCTTCAAAAACTGTAGTAGAATTTGAATATGCTGCATCTTTTAATTTTAAATCATAAACTCTACCTACTCCTATGGGAATTCCTGCAGGAAGACCCGGAGTTGCTGTTCTTTTTGAGTATAGGGTTATTTGGCTAGTAGTGCCAAATCCAACCGGAATTGTACCATAAACATTATTGAGTTCTACTTGATTTCCTAAACTAAATGGAACTGTAGTATTTTTGACCTCTTCTGTGGTTCTTGGCTTTTCTAGATCAGCATTTACTGTTATAAGAGTTTCTACCTCATATCCTTTAACATAAGCCTTTCCTGAAGAAATTTGTAAAGTTAGTAAATCATTGGATGGAGTATTTCCTTCTTTTGTTAATTGTCCAGGATTATAAACCCCATTATTTCCTATTTTATTATTTAATGATTCTTTAGCAATTACACTAAAAGGTTTTACATAATAATCACCAGATTCATCATTCGTTCTTCTTGCAAGTTCGTCAGTTATTAATGAATTAACATCTTGTTTTTTAATAACTTTTTTTATTATTCCATTTTCAATTCGCAATAATTCTATAAAATTTTCATCATTAAAGTCATCAATAGATTTTTTTATTAAAGTTGCTACGATTCTAAGTCTATCTGCTCCAGGTGCAGCAAAATTTGAAAATCCTCTAGCATTATCAAACAAATCTAAATTTGATTGTGATGGTACAGCAATATCTTCAAAAATGGATAATCCAATTCTATAAGAAGGTAAATTGCTATATTGATCTAGTATTACAGTTTGAGGAAAAACATCTACAAAAAATCCTCGTATAAAATAGACTCCTTCTTCTATTTTAACTGCAGAACCTATTGCTGTAGAATTTGATATAACTGCAGTAGCGAATGATGAATCTAGTCTAATTACTCCTATGCCATAATCAATATTTTCTAATACTAGTAAATTTTCTCCATCTACAAATTTACTAGTAGTAAAATCAGTTTCACTAGAACTTTGATATTTTATGTATAAAGTATAATTATCATTCTCAGACTCTTCACTAGTAATATATTTTTCAATTTTTGCAGAAACTCCACTTGTCTCACCTTTTATTTGTTTACCTATTAAAAATTCCAAATAAGTAGATACTGGAATTCCCAAATGGGTTGGATCAATTTGCACACAAGTGTATTCGGAATCATATGCAATATTTCCCGGAATTACTACTTGGCCTTCTTTGAAAAAATGTTTGCCAAATTTTTCAACTTGATTTTGTAAAATAGATTGTAATGTTGTTAATTCTCTTGCTTGTATTGGAGTTCCTGGTTTAAATAAAACTCTTTGATAATTTTTTGTTGGATCAAAATCATCAAAATATGGCGAAGTGTTTAAGTTGGTATTTTGTGCCATTTTTACTAGAACTCCAATACAATTTTAATGTCTTCTTTTTGATTAGCTGATCTTGGAATAGGTTGTCTATTATCGAGATAAACAATATCGCCAGATTTTTTATTATATTCAGCAGAAGAAATACCAGCCACAAATGTTTGTCCTAACTGATATATTCTATTATTTATTGTGGTAGTTACACCACTGAAGTTAGAATTAATAGACAATGTTGGACCTATAATTGAAGAACAAGTAATTGTTAGTCCATATCCAGCATCTGGATTAGAAGTAAATGGAATAATTTTGAATCCCGTTTCACTTGATGCTAATCCTGTTGGTTGATAATATTTCAAAACTCCGGTTATTGAGTCCCATGATGCTACAAATCCGATTGCTGTAGATCCTAGTCCTACAGTTTGTTTTATAACAGAGTCTACAGCATATGTAGTATTAGTAGTCACGCCAGATAATTTTAAAGCGTTTAATCCACTAACCATGGATAAATCTAAAAGTTGAACATCACTTCCAATTATTTTTGGATTTTTGATTATTCCAACTCTGGCAAAATCATTTCCCAAAATAATATCAGGATTACTTTCTAAAGTTTCATATCTAGAATATAATAAAACTCTATATGCACCAAGTTCTCTATAAATATCATATCCGTGGCCACCCTTTGGTGGAATAATGACATTAAAAGATGATATTGAAGTAGTACCTATACCTGTATTACTAAGTTGTTTTAGAGGTCCATCTATATCAGATCCTGGAGCTCCAGGATAAAATTGTATAGTACCATAAGTATATCCCTTTCCTCCATCAGTAACAAAAACCTCGGATACTTTTCCAAAAGAATCTATTGTTATTGTCGCTTTACCTCCAGTTCCATCGCCCAATATTGGAACATTTGAAAAGGATGTTGAAATTGGTTGATAATTTGAACCTCTATTGTTAATAAGAACTACTTCAATTTTACCGTCAATTGCATTATTTTTTGTGGAGATTGTTTCTCCAGTATTTCCCCAATTTTCTGGAACAGGTATATATTCTATAGAATCAAATTTAACAATTTCTGAAGGCTTAATTGTATACAAATATTTCCATATATATCCATCACCACTAGATCCTGCAGCTCGTGCTTCCAAATCAATAAAAGTAGGTTGATCAAAAGAAGGTCTTCCTTTTGGGTTTTCTGGATCTGTGCCATTTTGTAGACATATATAAACCCTTAAATCTTCATTAATTACATAATAGTTTGCTTCATATAAATTTGTTTGTGCGGTAACCGGAGTTACATTATAAACATTATAATCATGTCTGTACATTTCATAGGTATTGCCAGCAACCCAAGTTACTTTTCTAACAAGTCTTCTTACATCTTGACTTGTAATTTGTTTTAAAGAGATAATACTTTCTTTAACTTGATATTCTTCCTTAAATCCATCAAGAGGAGAAGGAGTATTCACACTCCAAGTTGAAGAGCCTCCTGCAGCAGAATTATTGCTGTTTGGCAATCCAATAAAAGTATAATACTTATTTGAAGTATCCCCTACTCCAGATACACTTTTTACAAAGTTTTCTGCATTTAAAATTCTAAATTGATCAGAGATTATTGCTGGCATTTTAAGATATACTTTTTTTTATTTAGTTACCTTTTATTTACTTATAATATCTCTAGTTCTTAAAATTTTAGGAGAAGAAGATATACCGGAAATACCGTTATCATTGAAAACTTCAAAAATTTGTGGGTTTCCCAAAACTCTATTTTGGTAATCATATATCTTACCCCAACTATATCTTCCATAATAATTATTTGTGCCAATACCAGTATTATTTGATCCCCTACCATAAACTTTAACATAATTATCCACCATTGGAGCAAAATTACATGTTACAGTAACTATACCTAAAGAAGGTGTTGTGACATCTTCAACGATATAAACACCATCTAAAAATGACTTTGCAATTCCTACTTTTGAATTTGGATAATTGCTCATACCACCAAGAAGTGTAGTGATACCAACTAGATCACCACCAATTTCAACATTACTATCAGTAATTACAAAATAATCTCCTTTTGACAACTGACTATTAGTAATTCCAAAAACATTTAAAGAAGAATATCCAATACCCAAAGTACTATTGTCATATTCTTCCGATTTTAATATGAAAGAAATTTTTGGAGATGTTGTCCCAATACCAGCAGTTCCACTAAGATAAGTTGTAATTCCAATAATAATCCCATGATCTCCTTTAACTTTGATAGATTTAACAATTTCTGTTGAGAATTTATCGGGTTCAACTAATACCGGCGGAAGTTTTGATGTATCATAACCAAATCCAGGATTTACTATTTGTATTGATGTCACAGTTCCACTATTTACATTTGCTACAGCTGTGGCTTTGTTTTTAATGGGCTCTGCGTATATTGCAGTAGATCCAGATCCAATTGCAATATATCTACCATCAGATCCAAGTGTATCTACAAATGATAGATCATTTATAGATTTTGATTGTAAAGTACTTCTATAATTCCAATCACTAAGATCAAATGAATAATATAATTCACCAATAGATGTCAGAATAACATAGAAACCATAATTATAATAGATGTTTTGAATATTTTTAAGTCCAAGATTATTTGAAATAATTTGATAATTGTCTCTATTGATTGATTTTAAAATAACTCCGTCATCACCACCTACAATAAAACTTCCATTAACATATATCACCTTATTTAAATTAACATTTACCGGAGATACAGTAAAATCCCAAATAGTTCCATCATTTGATGTTCTAATAATTCCATCATTACCAACCGCAACAAAGTATTCTGCACCAAAAACAACACTATTTAAACTAGATAATGTTTCGGAGTATCTACTAACAAAGCTAGTTGTACCTATACCAGGGCCAACAAATATTGATCCACCAGCACCTACGGCAACATAAGTATCTACAACATCAGAATATACAATTTCATTAAATGTCCCAGTATATCCACTACTTACTCTACTTACAGCTCCAAGACCAATTACTGTAAATTCTTCTTCTAATGAAATTTGTGTCCATGTAGAAATACCAATTCCATAATCTGTGGCTTTTATAATTTTTCCAGAACTTCCTACTGATAATAATAAATTAGTAGACCCAGCGCCAACTATTTCTATTGAATTAAAATCAGAAGTATTTCCAAAACCTACAGTATCAACTTGCCAATTTATCCCATCTGGACTCGTTGCAAGAATTGAACTGCTACCAACTGCAATAAATTTATCTTTGTATTTAATGGCTTTAAAATCATATGTAGTAGAACCAATTCCAACTCCAGCAGTCCAATTAAAAATAGGATCTTTTCTCTGAATATAACTTTCAGAAATAATTACTTTTGGTGCTAAAGTTTTAGCATATCCAACTCCAGGATCAATTATACTAATTGAAGAAATAGTTGACGATGCAGAAACTACAGCTTGTCCTATACAAGGTTGAATAGTTCTATTTTCTAATATTAAAACATCGCGTATATCTTCTGAAAGATTGTCTATATCTGAAAATAGTGGATAAACATTATCAACATATATTGCATTATCTGTAGGTCCAATTTTTTTAATTACCGTTGATATTGGCTTTATCTTACTTTGATATCCAGGCCTAGATTTGGAATACAATGTCCCACTAATAACAGTATCCGACTTTTGTTTTTCCCAAGTAAGAGGTCTAACTTTTGTTGGATCGGTAATAATACCAACAGAATAATAGTTAAATGTTTCAAATTGATCAGCAGCAGTAATTTTTTTAACAACTCTATCAAATTGAGAAATGTCAAAAGGATCTTCAGGATTTTCTTGTATTGATATTATATCTCCAGTTTTCAATGTTTTTGGTGGATCCACAAGTTCAACATCAACTGAAGATCCTCTATAATATAAAACTACACACTTAGATCCTTTTTTTGGCGCCTCAGTAAATACTACCCTACTTCCACTAAAAGTATATGCAGTTTTTGGTACTTGCAATATATCATTTATGTATATAAAAATATTGTTACTTAAATTTAAATCTGTGCCGGGAGGGACTTTCAATCCTATAACTTCTCTTATTCCATTAACATTAGTTGCGAGGGTAAATTTTTTCCTAAATCCATTAAATAATGGAGAAATATCCTCGAATCTTATGAACTGGCCTGGATAAAAACCAGAAAAAGTATCGGTTTGTACTTCTTCGACAGTTAAAACAAATTGATTAAATAATCCAGTGGTTCCTATTCCTACAGGTGTAAGTTTATCGCCGATTTTATATCCTATTCCAGGTTCATCAAATTTATAAGATATAATACTAGATCCCATACCAACTTCAACAGTTAATTTTGCTCCTTGACCGACCCCAGAAGTTCCTCCAGTGTATGCAAGAGGTAAGTTACTATATCCAGTTGGTATTCCAATTACTACTTGTGGAATTGATGTACGAGTATATCCAACTCCAGAGTTAACAATCATAAATCCACTAATAGTTCCTGCAGCGCTGACAATCGCAGTAATACTTGCGCCTGTTCCTATTGTAGATGCGATACTAACTGTCGGAGAACCTCTGTATCCCGATCCGCCTCCAGATACTCTTATACTACTAATAGTTCCGGTTGCCGAAATAACTGCAGTAGCCGCTGCACCAATTCTTGGAATATATCCATAACTAGTAGATACTCCAACTTTTGATATTTTTCCGGCTTTTGGAATACCAGATAAGAACTTAATTACATTTGTTGAAGGTCCATCAACCGTATAATCATTTGTTGGATCTTGAAAAACATTATTAATTAAAACTATAGGATTATTATTAATATAAGTAGCACTATTAACATTATTAAAAATTGCATCTGTAGTTTGTCCTTCAGATTTTAATGTAAACTCTGTTGCGGCAATTCCAGTAAAAGATAGAGAAATGTCGTCAAATAATATATTTTTATCATTTGGTGTATTTGGATCAAATTTTCTACTAAAAGCTCTGCCTCCAAATATAGATCCAGTTTCCAATCCAACTGGTCCAATTTTTCCATATGGAGCTATATCAAAATATATTACATCTCCTTTAATATCAAAAGAACCATTCAAAACTGTTGCAGCAGAGCCAATAGTATGTGAAGTTGCAACTGTGCCAAAGTACCCTCTTATGACCTCTATCTGATTTGATGAGGTTATTCCAATATTAGTAATAGAAACTAGTTCATTATCAATATTAATAATATCACGAATACTTAAAGATGAAATTCCAGAAGAAATATCTATTATTGTAGTTGAAGCAGAGGAAACACTGGAAGCTAAAGAAACATCTAGTGATTTTCTTGATATTGGTTTTTGTATTATTCCATCTATAGTAATTACTACACTGGAATTTGGATTTTTATATTCAAGGTAATGAGTACCAGTACCCACATTTGTTATATCTAAAAATATACTGGTAGATAATCCGGACAACTTAAATTGGTTATCATTTAATTTATAAACAAATACCGAATCTGGTAAAACTTGAGTACCAAGCTCCAACGGAGTAAATATTAAATCATCACTTGAAGTAGTTCCACCAATATAAGTACCCGCTATAGAAATTATTGATGTAGAAGAATATCCAGTTCCTCCATTTAAAACAGAAACTGAGTTAATTGCTCCAGAAGAATCTCTAGAAACATTAAAAGTGGCACCATTTAAATCATTAGAAGGAACTTCCAAATAGGTTTGATCGGATTCACTTTGAATTACCGTTGGACCGGTCTTAGAAATTGTAAAAGTTAGATCATTAGTCGGTGATACACCGCCGATATAAGTTCCAGCAATAGAAACTGTTTGTCCAACAACATAGTCCATACCACCTTTAGTTGGTAATATTGAAGTTGAAAGAGCATCTCCAGTGGTTGGAGAATAAGTTATGAATACAGTAAATTCAGCTCCGGTTCCTGTTGTTGTCAATCCAACAGACTGAAGGTAGGATTTTGAAATTGGTCCAACAGGACTTAAGACGGTAGAAATACCAGTTATTGTTGTAGATATAGATACAGAATATCCATTTTCCAATACAGCAGTTCCATCAAAATTTTGAACACTTATTAAAGTATCGAGAGACGATGTAACATATGAAGTTGTAGCAATTCCAATCGGATTTCCATTAGAATTTGAATATATTAATTCTTGTCCCGATTGAAAATTATGATTAATAATTGTAAATGTGTCGGTAATAGAATCTATACTACTACCAGTAAAAGCATGTTTGAACAAAGAAGTTCCTTTATTTTTTAATTTAAAGGTAGTCAATCCAACTACAGATCCACCTCTAGTTAATGATGGATATATGACCACATTTGGTCCAGATGTAGTACCCAACCCAACTATAGATGTAATTATCCCAACACATGTGCCTATTGCAACATAAACATCTGCATAACAATTTTTATTGTAAGATGTACTGCAGTCAATATCTATAGGAACTGTATAATCTATAGTTTGACTTGTAGATATAAATGCTCTTTGTATTGTACCGCCAGTTACATAATTATAAGATATTGTTGATGGTCCAGGATTTACTCTAAATCTATTTGAATCAATAACTTCTACTTTATAAACAAATGTTTCGGGAGTTAGCGGTCCTGTGGTTAAAATTGAATTTGGAAATATAGCAGTAGTAACTCCACTGCCAGGATTAAAGGAAAAAGATAAATTTTTCAATACCACATAGTTTGTGGTTGTTGTTGATAATCCATGAGCCGTTGATGTAGTTATTGTAGTTACACCACTTATTCTGTTGTAAACTGAGGTAGAAATTGCAATACTATTGCCAAGTTGATAAGATGTAATAACTCCAACATTATTAATGATATATTTTGATAAATCGAGAATATAATTAAATCCCAGAATAGTTTCGGTAGATATTCCTGACAGATAACTAGTGCCAAGTCCACTCCAATAGTCTAAACCAACATCAATAGATTTATTATTTGAAGAATATCTAACATCATGTGAAATTGCATCGACAACATATCCAACTTCATTTTTAAAAGTTGACCTATTCCAAGTTGGACTTGTATTAATACCTGGATATATTGCAGTAATAAATCCTACCACTTCTTCTTTTATAAACTCTCTATTCAATCCCAATAAATACGATCCATCCGTCCTTCTTTGAGATTTTATTTGTAAAGAAGTTCCATTAAATTGTGAACTTATATCATCAATATCAATGACTTTATTTGTTTTATTTAAAATATAAGGGGCTAAATTAATACCTTCATCAAGAAATATATTTTGAGTAGATCCATCACTAGCGGTTTCTTCTTCATAAACTCTAGTAAAATTCTTTTTGACTCCTATTGACGATACTTGATCCACATTAATAAATGTAAATGAAGAGTTTGATGCTAATTTTGGTTTCATATCCAAAGATCTAGCAATGCCAATATTAACTTCATTTATTGTTGGTTTTGTGATAATTTCCAAATCAGAAAATTCTTTAAATCCAGAGGGATGAACAATAGATCTTACAGATTCTCTCCAAATATTATATGGGATATTACCTTTGATCGAATATGAAAACTTTTGATAATAAAAATTATCAGAAATTCTTTGTGAATATTCATTCAATATCCCAGAAGAATAGTCTATAGAGGAAGTTTTATCTCTAGATACACCTAGAGTAGAATATAAGTTAAATGTATCAAAATATTCTACTGTGCCCTTTATTTTAGATATCTCTCCATAAATTTTAGCTCCAACATTTATGGTGCCAGAAATATTTTTTAATCTCATTTGATTGAGTTTACCATCCCAACCATTTTCCATTATTGATCCAGAAAATAACGGAGAGTTTACAGTTTCATTTGAAAGGAAATTAACATCATCTTTTAGTATCATCTCAAAAACAGCCATATCATTTTTGTTTATTACTACGCCCAAATTTAAATCACCATCATACATACCAAATGACCCTGTAGAAATTCCAGTCATATCATATGTCACCGTATTATTGGCTGTACTAACTCCAATAACATCAAAGAATTGATAATTATATGAAGATGAATTAAAATTAGCATCATCAGAAGTTGATGATGTTAATCTGCAATTTTCAATAAAAATTTTATCCCCTATTTTGAATGGATATATGTAATCTGTTTGACCAAATCCAACGGAAATGAAAGGGTTTACACTTGGAATATTTGATAATTCAAGGGTTATATAATTTCCGTTGATAGAAATACTATCAATTTCGTATCCATTTGAATTATAAATTGGAACAATATCTAACGGGCCCGATAATGAAGTAGAATTTTTAATGATGTTTACAGAAGTTACAGATCCTCCAGATACTACTGCATCAAGTTCAATCCCATCGGTGTCATTTTTTACGATTAATTTTGGAGCAGTATTATATCTTCTACCTCCAGTAGTAACTCCAATATAATCTATAGTTCTTATATCTTTTACTCCTATAACACTCGGAACGCTTAATGAGGGAGATAGTGTTGGGTCTGTAGGATAATCAAATCCATCTTTAATTCTAGTAAAGGTTTCAACTCTTCCTACATTTGGAGATACTAGTTTTACTATTGCATTAGTTCCAAGATCACTTTTAATTCCTCTAACTTTAGGTAATTTATTGTATCCTCTACCGGCAAAATTAATTTTTAATTTTGATACAGGACCTAAAGCATTAGTAGATGTAGTTTTATATGAAAAAGATGTTTCATTTTGCTTCAGTATTTGTTTCTCAATAAAACTTAATTTTTTAGTATTATAAAATGTAAATGTTTTATCTGTAACTGTCTCTACAGTAAAAGTATCATTTAGTCTATGATTTACTATAGAAATTTTATTGTTTGATAACACATCAAAATCTGTAGATATTTGTTTTTTACTTTCTTCTGATGATCCTCTCGGAAATAAATTGTAGTATATTGGGAAAAATTGTGCGGAAAGGTCTAAAACAACTTTAGAATCAGCATTTCCAGGAATTCCGGTTCTAGATACAAAAAATCCAGTTCTTTCGTTAATTTTTTCAATGAATTTTACATCATAATAAAATTGCAGATCAAGATTTGTTAAACTTGGATCAGAAACATCAAATTCTATTTTTGTTGTCCTTATACAACTAATTTGAGGATTAACAAAATATAATTTATGGTTAGTACCGCCCACCGAATTAAAATTAATAAATTTAGATTCTTTTATATCAGTTCTGTATTGACATAATTTTATTGCATTAAAATCGGTTTTTAAAACATAGTAAATTCCATAATTATAAAGTCCGCCTATAGTATTTTCAGAAATATAAACAACTTTATCACCAGTTTCAATATTACCATCATATGAAGAAAGATCTATGGAATCATTTGCTATTGAAACATCGGTATCGAGGAAAGTTATCTCCCTCATTAAAACTTTTCTATTTACTGGATCAAAAATAACTTTAACAACTTCATTATAGTCGGTTTTTATATTAAATTTTATACTATCACCTACCTTTAAATTATGGTTTGATGTAGTTGTTACTATTCCAAGTGTTTTTTGTAAACTTGATGTTATTTTAGGATTTAGAGTTGTTAAAGAGTGTGCTGCACCGATAACACCATAAGATTTTTCTTGATTCCAAAATTCTAAACAATTATTATTAGTTCCTATTCCTATTGAACTTGTAAATCCAATAGTAGATAAACCAACATAATCCTTACCCAAGTTTACAGCCCAAACAATTTGATTATCCTCTAACTTAATTGAAAGGCCGGACCCGACATTATTAACATACAAAGATGTTCCAGCAAATCCAGATCCAGAATTATAAATTAATGGTTGTCCTGTATAAAATTTATGTCCTGGTAAATATATGCTCTTCGCTGGAATAAATCTAGTAGTAAATGAAGTGGTTCCAAATCCAACAACAGTACGGAATGAACCAGTTGATCCAATACCAATAGAAAATCTTGGATCAAAAAATGTAGTGTAATTTTGTAATGTTAAATCTTTGACTGTACCAGTAGGAATTTTAAATTCCCTTGGCAATAAAACTACATTATCAATTCCTGCAGTATGAATTCCAGTATTTTGTAACCTATTTACATAAAATCCCGATCTTTTAGAGTCGATATTTGTAATTAGTAAAATTTCAGTCCCTATACCTATAAAATCATTAACTTTAAATCCACTAATATCTTTCAATTTAATAAAAGTTGATATTCCAGTAACTGATACAGTATCAATGTTTTCCTCCAATTGAGATTCTTTGTCATCAACTTTTACATATTGAATGCCTTGAAATAATGATGAAGTTATTGTAGATATACCATTAATTAATATTGGTTGTTCATTTTTTATTCCATGTGGTGCAGAAGCTGTTACAATAGTATCTGGCAATTTTATATAATATTCCAGATCTTCTATTAAACTTTCAGTTATACTAAAGGATTCTACATCAACACCTTTTAACTCACTTACGACTATATTAGGTTGTATACCATCAGTACCTGATACATCTATATCAACAGGATCATTTACTTTATAGTTATCTCCTGGAGAAAATATAACAACATCATCTATTTTACTAGAATTTATTGAAGTTACTGAAAATTCTTGTTTATATTCTTCTTTTACTTTATCGAGTAAATCATAATAAGAATTAGCCCTATTTAGATAATAGGGACCAACATTTCTAGTTAAATTAGTTCCAAAAATATTAAAATCCTGATTAAATGCTGGTAAGAAATTTTCAGTTATTGGTTTATTATAAAAATATGGTCCAACAAGATATGGGTATTTTGGAACAGATTGATTAGAAGCATTGACTTCTACAGTAGAAAAATATGCATATACACCATTTGGATATTCTGGTGTTATTGCAAATCTTCCATTATGAATATCCAAATCTCCAGATCCGTCATATACATAATCATCTATAAAAAATCCGGGATCAAATGCTGGCGGTCTTTTTCCACTAGTTGTATCAACATTTAAAACATAACTAGAATTCATCCTTCGTATAAATCCGCCAGTAGTAGTATCATACGCATATGGTCCATATATCGGATTTCCATCATATGCGTATCCCAAGATCGGAGAATGATTTAATGTACCAGTGCTTTCTTTATTATCTTCGGTAAAATTATCAGACAACTGATATCTTAATATTTTTGGAACATAAAAACTAATAAATTGTAGTCCAAGATCTGGATTTTTACTTACATGGAGTATTCCATCATCCTGTTGAGAAATAATATTTTTACTTTTTGATACCTGATTTATTTTCCATTCCGTCACATTTGCTAAAAATTTAGCATTTTCTCCTCTATTTTTGAGAGTTAATATTGTATTTGATGGTTTATATCCTATACCACCAAAAACAATATTGACACTTGTTAATTTTCCATTTTCAACAATTGGTTCTATCTGGGCATAATCACCATCACCAGAAACCACTATTTCAGAATTTTTTCTAAATCCATTTCCTCTACCAATAATTTGAACATCAACTATAGATCCGTCAATAATGATTGGTTTTAAAATGGCTTCAGAAGTTATACTTGAAATTCCAATATTTGGTCTTCTGTGGTAATTAATAATGTTTGTACATCCATATGATACACCACCATCTTCTAGATAAACATCTTGAATTGGTCCAAGAACAATTGGTTTAAGTTCTGGACTTATTATTGTAGTAGATCCTATTGCAGATTTTGCTTCTACATTTATTTCTATTGGTGGATATCCGATAATGTGCGTACCAATTCCCAAAGAATCTAATTTAACAAATTTATTTTTAATATAATTTTCATCACTTAAATTTGTACTGACTCCACAGTCATAAAGTCTAAATTTATTATCATCAATTAGTTTGACTTTATAATATATTGAAGTTGATAATCCAGATACGGGAGTGTCAGTATAACTGTATTTAACATATTCCCCATCCAAAAATCCATGTTTTTTCGCAAAAACATAAGAATCAAATGTATTAATACCACAAGTTTTATTATCTGCAGAGAGTAGAGATGATACTCTCACATTTCTATTTGAATACCCTTCTCCAGGATTTTTTACATAAATTTTTGTAAAAGTATTTTTATTTTTTAGTGTTGTTATAAAATGAAATCCAGATGAAACTCCTACAATATCAATTTCGTTTATTTTTTGAAGAGCATCTGTTTTTGTGTTAAACAATTTAACTTTATTATCAGTTAAAATTCCAACAAAATATGTCGAACTGTTTACTATTCCTAAAATATTGTTATTTTTATTAGAATCATATATAACTTCTTCCCCATCTTCAAATGGAGTTTTGTTTAAAAATTGTATTGTATTGTCTGCTGGAGAAACATTAAGATCTGCTTTAAAACCAGCAGATACTTGGCTACTAACAAAGTTGGATTCTAATATACATCCTTTACCATTTCCCCCAGTAATTGTAATTTTTGGTTTTTCTTGATATCCATATCCAGCATTTAATATTTTAACTTCTTTAACAGATCCAACAATATTTACATGAGCTTTAACCCCTATACCAGTTTCATCCTTTAATTCTATTGGAGGTACATCAATAACATCATAGTCTTTACCGGAATTAGTGACCTCAATAGAAGATATAGCTCCATAGTAAATGTTTTCATCGAATAAAGTTGGGGATAAAATTTCAACCCCATTTATTAACATTCCAATTTCTCTATTAAAAGTAGTTCTTTTATTTAAATCATCGAATAAAAGTTTTGTTCCTTTGAGTGGTATTTTCTTTAATAATTTTTGATGTTTTAGAGTTTTATTTTGATATCCTGCTTTGTATATAATATCATCAGTTACTGGAGAAGTAATAGTAACATATTTTTTTGAGAAAATATCTGATTTGCTGTAAGATAATTTTACTTTATTATTATCAACTTTTGTAATATAGTAAAGTCCTGTTAATATACCAACGGATGTAACTGGTTGGTAATAAATTAGTTCACCACTTAAATGATCATGATTTGGAACATTTAATGTATCTGTTATAGCTACACCAACATTAGTCGAAGCTACTTTTTTATTCTCTGTAGAGAACATTGGGTAATTTGGTAATCCAGACGATGTTACATAAAAATATTTTTCGTCCGAATCCATATAGGTGTTTTGTACTCCAGAAGGAATAGAATCAAGATCTGGAAAATGATCATTATAATGTTTTACCTTGTAAATTTTTTTCTTTACTAAAATAGAATTTAAAACTACATATGTACCAGGATTTATTATTTGAACTAAAATTTTTCTCGTATATTTTTTAATTATATCCGATGTATCATATTCTACATCAATAATATTACATTCTCTAACATTACCAGCAGAATCTTCTAATAAAATTGTTTCTCCTGCATAAAAATAAACTTTATCGAACAAAGTAATTCTATATTTTGTAGAATCAATTTGAGATATTGTTTTAATATTGTGATTGGTTGGTAAATTGTACATCCAACTATTAAATTCAAATCTATCAAATAGATCTTTACCAAATCCAGATAAAGAAATTGAATCTCCTACTCTTAAATTGGAAGTTTTGGAAAAATCAATATTATCAATTACATTAACGACCCTAAATTCAACTTTAGATGTATTACCTACACCAATGTAACTAAAAGCAAATTTTTCTTCAATCAAATCTAGTCCATAATCCAAAGACTTAGTTACATTTGTAACTCCTGTGAATTGATTGACAGTTTTTCCTGTATAATTTAATGTTATAAAATCAGAATTTTTGGGTTTTACCAAAAGAGATCCAGAATTAGCAAATCCAACAGTAGAATCAACTAGAATATTATTTGCATTTATTGCAACGCTTTCCAATATTCTAGTTTTACCAGATACTTGAAAATTTCCAGTAAATGAAGTACTATCTAAAGAAATTTCATAAAAATTTTTATTTGTTACTGGCCTGTACTCAACATTAAAAATTGAAGCGCTAACAGTGCCAACTCCAACTATATTTTGGAATAAAAAATTACCTTTTATTTCTATTGGATTACCGCCAGAAATTTTTTCTACTAAAATATTTTTAGTTATAAAATATGAATTTGAAGATGGAACAAGAGTAAACTCTTGTGGTTTTATAATCTCAATATCCGATCCATATAAAATTTTAAATAATAATTTATATGATTGGTCCGTACCTTTAGAAGAGTATAAATCTTTAATTTTATATGATATATTTTCTATAGATATATTTTCATAAAAATCCCTTGATTCAAATCCTGGAACAAACTCATATTTAAATTTTTCAAAAAATTCTATTAAAAATAAATTACTTAAATTATTAACTACATCGCCATCAGAATGTTCAGAAGCTTGTGAAGAAGAAAATATAGCAAACTCTGGATTATCAAGAGATTTTAAATTTTCAATTCCACTAAATCCCCTAATACAATTTTCAAATGTAGTGTTAGTTTTTGAAGTGTATGTAATAATCTCATCATTTATTTTCAATAGTCCATAAGAATCTGGCCATCCCTTAGTAGATGTTACCTCTATTGTTTCATCAAAACTTAAAAGATCAGAAGTTAAAGTAGTTTTTTCAATTAAATCAATATTATTAAATTTTTTACTATTTTTATACTTAGTAATATTTGAAATAATATCAATAGGTCCAGATTGATTTTCTAGAGATTTATAATACTGTTCAAGAAACTCCACAAGAAGAGGAGATTCAATTGTTAAAAATTCTGGAATTTGCGATTCTAAGATAGAACCAATTTTTACTCTTTTAATTTCTGACATTTTATCTTGTGTACTTTCCGTTTAAATAACTTGATGTAGTTACATATTGTGTTGCAGAAGAATTTTCACCAGAACTAACAACATCTTCTATAATATTTACCACACAATTTTTTACATCTAATTGCAAATACAAATCTTTAAGTCCAATAATATCATTTGATTCTGGAATTGCTTGTACTTCAATAAGTCCATTATTTAGAATTGCAGACTTTATCTTTACAACATCAAGTCTAATTTCACCTTTAATATAATCAATAGTTCCTGCATTATTTTTTATTATTACCGGTAAATTATTTTCCAATTTAAAGAAATTAATAAATCCTGTATTTTTATTTGTTTTTGATGGAACATCTGACATATAAACAACATCGGACACCCCATCAATTAAAAATCCCGTAGATTTTACGGAATATCCTCCTTCTTTAGAATGTATTTTATTTCCAAAACAAAGTTCATAAGTTGCAAAAGTTTCTATTTCGGGATTCAAATCTCTTCTCATTTTAACTTTTGTTATATTAGAAGTAATTGATTTGTCACAATCATCTATAAGTCCAACTATTTTACTATATTTAAATCTACCACCAAAGCTATTAACATCTTTAGAATTTGAATAAGATGTTAAAGTATCAATTACTTTTGTTTTTGCTATTTCTGGATTACTCAATAAATTTACATTGTAGTAAACAGAAGAATCCAATTCAACATAGAGATAAGACAAATCAATAATTTCTGGTTTAATTCCGGCTATTGAATATTTTTTAATTGTATTTAATATAGTCTGTTTGGTAATTTCCGATAAAAAAGTTCCGTTTCTTGGTTTTATGGATATAAAAACTTTCCCATATTCTGGTGGATCCAATTCATCTCCACCATAAGCATTTACTGATTCAACATTTGAATAAACATATGGAATAAGTGATTTATAGTCATTAGAAGTTACAGCACGATATTGTGAAGCATAAACTTTTGGAGAAAAATATTTAATAGAATCTATAGATTCGATCTCATCACCACTCTCAGATTTTGATTGAGTTGTCAACAAAGAAATTCCGGTTGTAACATCAAATAAATTATTGTCCTTTATTCTACCAGAAAATGTAAAGTTTGCAGCACCATTACCTGAAGATCCATTTGTAACAATATAACTCACTTCTATTTTACTTCCATTAGATGGTTTTTTTCCTATAATATCATCGCCAAATCTTATTTCATATTTTGCATCATCTACTTCTTGAATTAAAAATAATCTTGAATCTTTTCCAACATTTAAAAGATTGTCATATGCTGAATATATTTCAGTTACAGCATTAGTAACTTTAACTCTAATTGAAGTTGTGTCAATATTAATATTTGGTAAAACAAACCTCTGATTAGATTGAGATTGGTCTACAGTAAAAGTGGTTGTTAAATATATTCCTTCATAAATTGGCAAATTATCAAAAATAGCTATTCCGTCACTATTAACGGGGACTGAAATATCTTCTGGAATAGAAAAAATATAATTACCATTAACTACTGCACCAAGAGCAACTTGACCGGCTAGTAATTTTACAGTTCTAGCATCAGTTTGACTCATATCAACTGTAAAACTTACATTTGCTCTTGCAGATCTTCTAGATCTGGGCAAATATCCTATGTTTCTAGCAAGTGAAACAACATTTTCTCTCAAAGTTGCACTTTCTAAAAACATTTCATTAACTGCCATATTTGTATTATAAGCAGTTATATAACTATTATATGCTAATAAATCTATTAACACTGAAAAATTTGATCCCTCAAAATCAAAGTCTGTAAAATTTTTATTTGCACGTAAATAATCTTTGATCTGAGTTCTTAGATCACTGAAGTCTAAATTTGTAAATTGATTGAATGACATTAGACTCTAGTAGGTTGCAGTACAAACTCTATTGTTTGAGTTGGAAAAGGTAATCCGAGTATATCATATGCAATTCTAACATTAATTTCATTGGACTCTGGTGGATATGTCACTAAAATAGAAGTTAAAGAAATTCTTGTTTCAAAATTTTTTAAAAGAGTCCTAATATCCAACTCAAGAGAATAAGCTAACTCTGGAGTTTGCAATTCAAACATAGAATTTTCAACTTTAGATCCTAACAAAGAATTAAAAAATCTTTCGCCCACTCTAGTCCTAACCAAATTAATAACAGATTTTTTAATAGCATCAGCATCATTAATTGTTAGAATATCATTAGTTACAGGATTTCTCACAAATGATAAACTAATATCTTTAAATTTGCGAGAAATCCTAGTCATTACTCAAACTAAGGTTATTTATTAATATGTATAAGACCTTTTACCATTTTTTACCATAGGTTGGTTCAGTTCCATATGACCAATCATCGTAATCTTCATCATTACGAATTTTTTCGTGAAGATCTGTTTGCCTCTTCAAGTCATGTTTAGGTGCAATGTCATGCATGACTTCTTGAATGATCCTTGTAGACGGTGTGGCACCATAATCTGTGATCAATTTGGATGTGCCCCACATCTGTCTCATATAATCTGCATTGCGATCCACTGGTAAATTTGACATTTTTAGCTCCTGATTGTAAAAATCAGAACTTTTTACGGGGTTGCTATCCCGAAATGTCAGCAACATTTATTTTTATCAATCTTCTGTAAGTTTTTCTAAGAGTTCTATGTCATCTCCAAGAATTTCTTTTAAATATTCTTCAGACCAGTAAGTATAGTTTTCAGTTTCCATCAATTTTTTACGAATTTTACTTAATTTTTTCTTTGATTGACACAAAATTAAGTTATATTTTTGATTATTTGTTTGTATTCCGTTTATAGGGATGTCTTTAGAAGATAAATCTTTAAAAAATTTGTAATATTGAAACTTTTCATTGTAATGTGAGACCCATTTTTGTATTTGATTAGGCCTCCAAAACTCTTCAATAATAAAAATGATGACATCATATCCTGGTTCAGGTACAATGTCATCAATGGTAGTTTCTACAATTAAAGTTTTTGAAGTTGAAGCATAAGGGCAGACCGCAAATCCACCCAATTCAAGTCTATTTTTAGATACTTCTTGTATCCATTTACGAATATATGCTTCTTTTTCGGACATAAATCACCCAGCAGCTAAAGGAGATGCAGGATTTGAACCGGGAACACCAAGCTCAACAGGAGGTTGAGCAGTGTCGTAAGAAAATACTTGAGGCTCAGAAGTAGGAGTTTCTTCTACAGGAGGTGTTAAAGTTTCTTCTTCCATAATTGATAAAATTTTTATACAACTGTTGTATTTAGAATTAAATTACTTAGACTTTTTTCCTTTGTTAGCTTTCGCTTGTGTATGATATCCCTTGAATCTTTTATCTTGTCTGCAAAGATTGCCTTCTCTTACTGTTCTTTGAGTTTTACTCATTTTCCTTGTCCTCTATATGGTTTACGAGCGTTATTTCGACTCGTTGAAGCATACTTAGTACCATTTCCCTTTCCTTGACGAGTCAATTTTGGTTTTCCGGGAATATAACCAATACTTTTATTTAATCCACCTTTTGCTTTTACTGCCATTTTTCTAATACCTCACATATGGTTTATTTTGCGCGCCGAAATTGATTTTCAAACGCGCCGAACATCAGTTTCTAGGAGTTGTAAGACTCAATATCAGATAATACGAGTCTTTTCATGTCCTACGCGAATCTTAGGATCACACCAGATCTCAAAACCGGCTTCTTTTGCGTCAAGACAGAACGATACATCTTCACCGCACATATCTTGAACTTCTCCAGAATCGAAGACTTGCATCTTAGGAGCAAACCAGGGGTACTCCAGAGACTCAAAGACACCCTTCTTGATCAGAACCCAACCAAAACCAGTATAGTCCACAGTAAACGGTTTACGACGCTTCTGCATGGTCTCACCAGTCTCATGATTCATGACTCCACCATTATTCTTAAAGTCATCTTCTTCAAGCCAATGAGCGACAGAAGTGGTATGACCATCTTCAGTCATATACCAACCAGCAGCAATGTCTCTATCCATTTGTACTAGACGATAGAATTTTTCGGTATCAAAGACAATATCATTATCAATCCAGAGTTGGTAATCATACTGCAATTTACCATCCCAAGGTACTTGTTTTGGTCCACGCAAAACATTTGCACCAAGACACTTGCATCGTGCAAAGTTTACCATTGAACTATAATCTTGAGAGATTTGAATACTTGCACCCGCCTGAACTAAATCAAAGCAAAGTTGTACAAATGACTTCAAGAACAAGTAGGAACAACCTCTACCAGGAAGACAAAATACGATAGATTTGCCGCGAATCATTTCTCTCGCAACATTAATATCAAAATCATCCTCACTCTTTTTTGAAGGAGTTGGAGCGTTAGCTTTAATTGTAAATCCTTTAGACATAAAATTAGAATTGCAACATTAACATTCTACCACCACAAGTCAATTTATGCAATGGTGTTGATTTATTTAGAAGAGAATCAAATGCATTCTTCTTCAACTTTAGCCAGTAAATCCTCAATTTCATTTTTCAAAGACTCATTAATAACAAGAATTTTATCAGTGTCCAATCGATGTTGAATACAATCAATCAGTAGATCTTTTTCTTGATAATTTAACTTAAGTTCCATATATCTTTTGTGTTCATTTCAAACATTATATATGATTTTTAATTATTCGCCAACATATCTTGCAATGGATCCAACATATCTGCCAGGTTTAATAATATTTTTTGTTACATTACTGAATGCACCTACGGTTACATGATCAGTTATCGACACATTATTAATTATAGATGATTTGAAGTTTAATGTACAGTATTTTCCTATCGTTGTTCGTCCTGCAATTAAACTTCCACCATGAATTACAGAACCTCTACCAATTTTTCCATGATGAGGGAGTAAACAATAACATTCTATCCAACAATGATCTTCAACTTCAGAGTGATATGTTATTGTACTGAATGCTCCTACAAAAACTCCTTTACCAATTTTAACAACATTATCAAAAACAACACAAGAATCATGTACATAAGTCACACAATCTAAGTCCAATTGATCGATTTCTTCACAGACTATTTTCCTCAGATTCATATCTAAAGTAAATCCAACAAAATATTGATAATCGGATTTATTCTTTAGACCTAAAAAAGTTTCCGGAGTAATAATTTCAATTTGATTTTTACTTTCCAATGAAAACCAATGAAAAGCACCATCAGTTAATGATGATTCTGTGTAACCAATGATTTTAATTGGTTTATCATTTTCTATAATCATTCTTTAAAAGAAACTCCAAAATGTCTAAGAGATTGTTTAATTTTTTGATGATTAAAAGTTCTTTGAAAATTTTTATCAAAAAACATTGCATCTAATTTTTCACAATTATTATCAAATCTTTTTTTGTTATCAGACCACAATTCTTTTATATTTGTAGATCCATCTAATAATTTTTCATTATTATTAATTGCAGTTGCCATTCGTTCAAAATGATCTTCAACTTCATCATAACTATGATCAATTATATCATCAAATAAATCCAAATCAAACAATTTTTTTAATTCTCTGACTACTCCAACTCCATTAATATAAATTGGAAAATTTTTACCATAAACAGATTGCCACTCTTTTTCACTTAATACAGGAGTATTTTCAAAAAACATCGTTCCAGTTATAATTTCAACAGCAACATTTTCATAACAAGATACTAAAACTTCATGATAATTATCAACTATTTTATAGTATGGAGTTGTTCTATCAAAAGGAGGAATATCTAATAAATTAAAATCCTTTGATTTAAGTCTTGCATATCCTTTAGCTATATCACCTTTTAATTTGTAATCTGTAATTTTAGATATGTTTTTATAACCATCAAATTTTACAACAGGTGGACAACTAATGTCAAAAGTAAAATCACCGTTATGATAATAATCTTTAGATAACAAATAACATATTGTTGCAATTCGATGCAACTTCGTATCTCCATTAAATGTTACCCATCGATTTGTAATTTCTTTCTTTTTACAAGACTTATACTTATCAGTTAAATTTGTGGGCATAATTGTATCCAAATATAAATTTGGAATCACAATGCCTCGTAAATTCAAATCTCTTTGAAGATTTAAATGAGGATTATAAATGATAAAATTTTGTTCTGGATGCTTCGCGCAAAATTCAACCAAACCTTCAATATCAGTATTATCCTTTCTATCAATAATAGTATCAATAATATTTAAAATTACTGTTTTACTTTGAAAATTTATTTTATTTAAATCTTCAAAATTTGTTCCCAAATCATGTCCATTTGCATGATGATATGGACAAAAAACTAATTGATAACATTCGATATCTTCTTCAATTTTATATGTATCAAAAAAAGTTTCAAAAGTATCGTTGAAAGGAGCAGCAAATGTATTTGCTGATAGGGTTTTTATTTCCATTTTAATTAAAAATGTTTTTGGTAGACTTCTTCTTCATTTGATAATCTCATGGTAAGTAAAATTCTAGGAAGTTTATCATTTATAATTTCAACTCCATGAATCTCTTTTACATTATTTAATGTTGGAACATCCAAAATATATCTATCAACTTCATGTATATCATTGCGATCATAAACATGACCATTCACTCCAGATTTGTATGAGTGTGCCTCAGACATCACTCTTTCATTATTTTTTTCATAAAAGACTGTTGCTGCACTTGTTTCATTAAGAATAGGCCAATGCAGTCGAATTCTTCTTTTTATCGAATTATCTCCATCTGTATGTATTGGAATGTTGTCCGCTCCATCGATATACACAAACGCCATATAAATGACTTCACTGTTAAGTTGTCTCCGAATACATTCAAATAATTCTGGAATATCTTGTTTAAATTTTGTGAGATCTTCGTCAGATACAAAGTTAAAAGAAACTCTCTCAGAAAATTTTTTTTCGGACTCATTCACATCCGTTGTTACAAAATCAACAATATATGAAACTATCTTATCTTGTATTTCTTTAAAATTATCAATCTCAAGTTTCTTATAATACATTTCAATGAACTTAAAAAAGTATTTATGGCCACCAAAAAAATTTTTGATTGTTGATGGCTTTTCGAGCGCTTTTTGGGGTCGTTATAGATTAGGGTAGTTTAGCGTTTTTAAAACGGGGGCCACCGCGCCCCGCGCTAACACAAACGGCCCGCCAAACAACTGCTCAAACTGGCATAAATCTCTGACCCTCCGCCGCTCTTCGTGTTCGTATTCGTGTCCCCTCCAAGTGTTCATAAGCCTCAGAGGGGACGATACATCTACTCCATCAGCCGCTAGTCTTGAAGTATGCCGAGTGGCCGCCCTCAACAACAGCATTCTGTGCATGTGTGGCATGCCCATTGTATGCCTGACCGCGACGGTTCGTGTTAGTCCGAGGGCCATTCGTGCGGCTCATGATCAGTTCAGATTTCCGAGCCTTACGGGTGGGGAGCACAGTGTACTTCAGCTGCCCCTGAGTGTCAGCAATCAGCAGATCCAGTTTGCTTGCCTTTGCGATGTCAATGGTGCTCATGATGTTGATAACGAATGTGTGTGGTTAGAATAGACGAATCAATCAAAGCTCACGAATCATTTCATTCATTTCCTCCTCATTGATTGCTTCATCATCCCAACGAACACCGTCACGAGTCTGTACCAAATGACGACCAATCTGGCCATCAGTCATACAACGAACAAACTTAGCCCAAGGGGTCTCATCATCACCACAGAACTCAACACAAGCCTTGGCAGTGTTATACAGAAACTCATCATTTCCGATCCACAGAGCAGCATTCCAGGTCTCATAGTTAGACCAGCCGTTGTAGGTAGCTTGAGTGGTTTGGGTGTTGGTCATTCGTGTTCCTCTCAACATGGCTAAGATACCAGGCCTGGCTGCCTCTGGCGCATACCATGGCCCACTTGTACGGCTGTCCACTATTCTCTCTGTTCTCAGCTTTTTATGGTATACTCATGGACCTCTGTGGCTTGAGCTTTACATAAGCACTCTGGCTTAAGCTTAATCACGAAGCCCCTTTATGCACTCCCACAGAGTTATTATAAGCCATTCAGAGGGCTTATGTCAAGCTCCGAATGTTGGGGTCTTAGAGTGCTCATAAGGCTGTGGAAAACTTATAGACTTTTTCCACAAGTGCTGTGGAAAACTATAAGAAACTGTGAGACCTTATGTGTAGCAAACTCTGAGATCCCGGATGCTTATGTGTGGGGTGTGTTGCCATTTTAGCGGTCGTGTGATAGCCTGCCCGCTTAGATCACAAGGTCTCAGAGGGCTTTAAATGACCATAAACTCGCAAAGCCTACGAAAGAAAGCTTAAACACAGCTATGTTTTTTTAGCCATTTATTTTAAAGCCTTTTTCCACAGCTTTTTCCACAGGTTATCATAAACTTGTGAAAAACTCATGCTAACTAACTCTCGGAGCACTAAGAGTATGTAACTCCACTCCTCTCTAGGTGTTGTTTTCTCAGAGAGCTTATGGGTCATAAGACTCAATCTCTACACTACCTTGAGAGCAATCATCCCAGTCAATTACATCCCCTTCGTAGTTACTTTGATCGTTCATCTCTTGATAGAAGAACTCTTGCAGCTCATCGTTCATTTGTTCCTCCGAGTGTTGTATTCTCCGAGATTCTCTACATAAACCTCGTTGACACTTTCGTTACCTTTGAGTTCCAGAAGCTCACGCCAGTTCCATTCATTAGGACTTACGCAATTTGTAGCATCAACTGTGAAGTCAAGAGTAACCCGGTAGCGCGTAACTTTGTCGTTGATTGTTTGCATTGTGTGATGTCCTTTGAGTGTAACAAACTACATGAGTATTTTATACGATCAGAGCACTTAAGTCAAGGATTTGTGTTTGGTTTGTGACATTGTTCTTGGAAGTAATTTGCGTAACTGGGGTTCATGCAGCTATCACGCCATGTAGAAAAAATGAGGAGGCTGAATGGCACGATTGCGATAGCAAATAGGTGGCGTTTTTTCATGGGAATGAATAACGAAAAAGGAGGGCGATTGGCCCTCCTCAGTATAACATCAGAACTCCATCGGTTCAAGAGTTGCAATACCCAGAACCTGTGCAATCATCGGAGATTCGACATAAGTGTACCCGACAGAATCAGCGGCCAGAGTATCAAGCACTTGCAGCATTTGATTCCCGTTTTGAGCAGTGCGAAGCATACCGATTGCGGTTTCTTTGGTCATGATGAAAAGGAAAAAGTGTGTGGGTAAAATGTAAAGAAAGAGGAGTTAATCAGTCCTCAAGAAAGCACTCAACTTCGCCAGATTCAATGTCATCCAGAACTTGCAGAAGTTCGTTACCATTGGTAGCAAACTGATCCAGAACTTGAATGAAGAACTCTTTGCGGGTGGTGATCATTTTAAGAAAAAAAGTGTGGTGATTTGAGTGTCTTTAGAGCGCATCTCATTCTCTATTTGCGAATAGCGAATGCTATTGCACTGATTCAATCAATTCCTTCAAGCCATCTTCTTCATAATAAAACTCAAGCTCTTTGATGATGTCTTCTTCAGCCATTCCGTCCATGTTGTCACAAATAGAGTCAATAGCAAAAGCACACAGATCGCGGACATCCATGCTATCCACAACATCGTTGGCGTATGCTTCAATCAGTTTGGAAAGCTGTTCTTGAGAAAGTGTCATGATTCAGATGGTAGCTGGGGACAGAGAAACTTCAACTCGTTTGAGATTCAATCCAGCAAGTTGCTCATTCACACGCTTGCAGATTGCATCAGTCGGGTTCTTTAGCTTGGACTTCTCATACCAAATGGTACAACAGCCGTCGTTGGTTTCTACTTGGATTCGGATGGTTTGCATCTCAGTTAAT